TGAGCGGTGCCAACTTGAGCGGTGCCAACTTGAGAGGTGCCGACTTGCTCTATGCCAACTTGAGCGATGCCAACTTGAGCGATGCCAACTTGAGCGATGCCAACTTGTTCTATGCCAACTTGAGCGGTGCCGTACTGCCTTGCTTTTCTGTGTGCCCAGAAACAGGCCCTTTCGATGCGTATAAAAAAGTAGGAAACAACACAATACTTAAACTTAGAATACCAGCAAGGGCAAAACGAACATCTTCACTTGTTGGCCGGAAGTGCAGGGCATCAGAAGTTAAAGTTTTGTCAGTCGTTTCAGGTGATCCAGCAGAAATGTGGTCTCGACACGCAGGCAATGATTTTACTTACGAAGTCGGTAAAACGGTTGTTCCAACAAACGGATTCGATGACGATATCCGAATCGAGTGCGCACCTGGAATTCACTTCTTTATGACGTTGCGCGAAGCACAGGAGTACTGATGTTTACATTCAGAGTATTGTGTGCTATACTGCCCGCTACATTGACACACTGCGGATACGATGATCCAGAAGTAGCGCGCCACCGCTCAGCGTACGAGCGTACTTACTACGTACCGTCTCCCTGGCAAAACGAAGTCCCATTAGCGAACCGAGAGAATCCAGAAGACGGAAACCACACACGAGAGGTAACCAAGTCATGGTAGACGTTAGCAATCTACGTCCGTTCGACTTATCGAAGGCGCTTGATGGCGATCCGGTTGTTACAAGATACGGAGAAAAAGCTACTGATTTCCATATTTTCAGCGCATCGCCAGGGCGTGTTTATGGTGTGATAACTGATATTGATGGCGAGAAAAGTGTTCAGGAATGGTGCGCAAAAACTGGTCGTTTCTTGGGAGAAGACCAAGAGAGTTTGGTAGATCTTTTCATGACCTCCAACCCAATGCGAAGTTGGTGGTTTAATGTCTACCGAACAGACGCAGGAACGCCAACGTTCGGCATGCCACACGAAACTAAGGAGATCGCAGAAAGCCAGATAGAAAGCGGGTGTTTTGATTACGTAGACACTATAGAGGTGATGTGCTGATGGCACAACTAAGCCAGGTAATAACGGGGAAACAGCGAAAGCCGCTAAAAATGGCATTATATGCTGTTGACGGTATTGGTAAGTCCACGTTTGCATCAATGGCACCTAGCCCGATCTTCATCCAAACTGAAGACGGATGCCATAATATCGAGGTGCCAAAGTTTCCTTTGGCGGAAACGTACGACGATGTACTAGACTCAATTCGAACGTTGTTTGAACAGGATCACGATTATAAAACAGCTGTCCTTGATTCCGTAGACTTCGCCGAGGCTCTTATCAAGCGATCAGTCTGCGAAGACCACAATATAAGCGGAATCGAAGATCTAGGATTCGGCAAGGGCTATGTATACGCCCGTGAAAAGTTCGACAAAATGCTTGCTGGACTTGATGCGCTTTGGGTGAACGGTATGAATATCATCGTCATCGCGCACTCTGATAAGGTAAGGACAGACGACCCGACAGTAAGCGAGCAGTACGACAGGTACACTCTTAAACTTGACAAGCGCAACGAACCGAAACTGCGCGAATGGGCTGATATTGTAGCATTTGCGAATTATGACACTATCATCAAGGAGGCAAAAGACGGGCTCGCAACTGTGAAGCGCGCTGTATCGTACGGCAAGCGAATGCTCTACCTGGAGCGGTCTGCGGCATACGATGCCAAGAACCGCTACGGACTACCGGCAAAAATGCCGCTGGATTTCAACACGTTTTGGGAAGCCTATCAGGCTTCTATTTCTTAATCAGGAGTAATCATGTTAGGCTTTGATATCAATTCTATTGACTTTTCCGAAGAAGCCATCGGCGGTAATGATGGGTTTGCGCCAATCCCAGCAGGCCGCTATGTTGGGCGGCTTGAGAAATGGGAACTGAAGGACACGAAGGATGGAAGCGGTAACTATTTGTCACTGCGATGGGACGTCACAGAAGGTGATCGAGCCGGTCGCGTCCTTTGGCAGAACATGACCATGTGCAACAAGTCTGATCAAGCTTCGAAGATTGGCCGACGCGAACTTGCTGCGATGCTGAAAGCGTTTGGAGGAGATCCTGAAAACGGTAAAATCAAGGAACAGTTGGATCATTTCACAGGGTCCGAGGTTGTCTTGATTGTTGGGGTCAGAGAAAACAAACAGTTCGGACCTGAAAACCATATCAAAGGGTTTGCGTCGCTCGAATCGAAACCTTCTGTTGTCACCAAAGTTGCGCAACCTGCACAACCCGCTACAAAGAAAAAGCAACCTTGGGATTAAATGACATGTCTGAAGTATACGCATTTCCTTTTTCAATAGATAAGCCTTATGAATATGGAATGACATTGCGCGATTACTTTGCTGGTCAGTCATTGGCTGGATTTTCCGGGTTGTTGCCAATATCTGACGCACAAATCATCGCAAGGAGATCATACGAAGTTGCGGAGGCAATGCTTAAAGAGCGCGAAAAATGGCTGGAATAAGCGCCACAATCGTCTGTCTAGCAATCCTTGCGACTGGAGTTGCTTTGTTCCACGCTGGAACAAAAGCGGACTCGTGGGAGTTTTGGACTGTGATGGTCTCTATCTTTTTAATCGTTGGTTTTACTGGTGAAGCTACGCGATAACCAAAAACGAGTTCTTTCGGATCTTTATTCATGGTTCGAGCAGAACAAAGAAGGCAACCCAGTTGTGGACGCTGCGGTTGGGTCTGGCAAAAGCGTGATGATTTCTCAGTTATGCAAGGATGCGGCTTTCGAGTTCTATCCACCATCGCGCGTGTTGGTTATCGTTCCAAGTAAAGAACTAGCCGAGCAGAACTTATCTAAGCTTCAGACGTTAGCACCAGAGCTTCGGATTGGCGTCTGTTCGGCTGCTCTTGGGAAGAAGGAGACGTTTCGAGATACGGATGTAATACTTGGTACGATTGGAACGCTGTACCGTCTTGGAGAAAAGCTGGGTAGGTTCCATTTGGTAATAGTAGATGAAAGTCATTTAGTTTCAAGAAGTAATGTCGGAATGTATCGCGGACTGGTCTCTAAACTGGCAGAGATCAATCCAAGAATCCGTGTGTGCGGATGGACAGGAACTCCGTATCGTGGAAATGGTATATGGCTAACAGAGGGTGACGAGCGGCTTTTTACTGACATCGCAGCCCGGCTCACGATGCGCGAACTGTTGGACGATGGATACCTAGCCCCGCTAGTCAACGCTCAAACATCGACGCACATTAGCGGAGATGGCATACGAACGTCTGGTGGTGACTACGTTGTTTCTGAGTTGGCAGCGCGAATAGACCAGCCAGGAATAACGGAAGCAGTCGCATCTGAGATTGTGCGCACTGGAGAAGATCGCAAAAAGTGGCTTGTGTATTGCGTGACAATAGATCATGCCATACACATGCGAGATGCCATTGCTTCGCGCGGGATTGATGCCGCTGTAATCTCGTCAGAAACAACGAAGCATGAACGCGAGCAGATTATAAACGAGTTCAGGAATGGGCGACTTCGATGTATTTGCAACGTTGCAGTTCTGACTACTGGATTTGATCTTCCAGAAATCGATATGATCGCTCTGGTAAGGAATACCAGATCGCCAGTGCTTGCGGTTCAGATTGCTGGCCGTGGGATGCGGATTCATCCAGGGAAAAAGGACTGCATATTTGCTGACTTTACCGATACGCTGTCCCGTCTTGGTCCAATTGATCTCATAAAAGGTCGCTGCGCGCCAGTAAAACGAGAAGACTCGAAATCGACGATGATTCGAATCTGCTCAAACTGCGGCGCATCGAATCCGATCAATGCAGATCGTTGCCATTGTTGTGGACAAGTATTCGAGCGCCCCGTTTCTAAGGTCAATACCATCGCATCGTCTGCTCCTGTATTGTCTGACGTTGAAATGACGTGGCCAGTAACGCGAGTTATTGCATATCCTGAGCGTTCAAAAGCAGGTAACGATTATCTACGTGTCGTGTTCCACTGCGACAACCTGGAGCGCGTTTCTGAGACTTTAATGATCGGACATGATGGGTACATTGGTAGTGTTGCATCACATAAGTGGCGTTCACTGACCGGAGAAATAGCAACGCCAGACACAGCATCCGATTGCGCTAGATATTTGGCTGCTGGTGTGGTACAGTTTCGCAAGGTCTCGTCTGTGTCAGTAAGGCGAGATGGTCGTTTTTACAAGATAACAAATATCAACTATGCCAACAATCCTTGATCTAATCGACTCCATACCAGACTGCGAGAAGTCACGAGGGCATCTTGGCATGTCGCAGATTGGCGGACAAGACGAGCGAAAACTCTGGCTAAAGTTCCGCTGGTCATTGCCGGATGATTTCTCACCTCGCACGAAGCGTATTTTTTCGCTTGGCAATCGAATCGAGGATGAAGTTATATCGCTGTTAAAACGGTGCGAAGGAC